TTTGCAAGAAGTGTTCCTGTAAAATATGTTATCAGAAGAATGAAACCTAATACAAGAATCTATGCATTCTTGGAGGGTAGAGATGTATCACGTTGGGTTAATCCTGATTTAAGATTTACTGGTATTGCTGGCAACTCTTTATCTTCTTTCAATGGAGATATTATTACAGATGAATATGGTAATGCTAGTGGTATTATCTTAGTTCCTGCTGGATTCCCACCATTAGAGAATAGCTCATGGACAGGTGATATTAATACTGTTTCTTATGATACATCAGCAGAAGAAATTAATATTACATCTGGTGTCTTGACATTTAGATTTACTTCTAGCTCAACTAATCTAGAAAAAGAAGTTGTTGATAGTTATGCAGAGGTCAAGTACTATGCTACAGGTATTCTTCCAGAAAATCCAGCAAGTATTGTTTCTACAAAACCATCTTACTTTAAATCTAATGAAGGTGTACAGTTAATAGAAAGCAACACTGATAATCCTGTAAGACCTAATCCTCTTGCACAAACATTTAAAGTAGAAAATCTAGATGGTGGATGTTTTGTAACTGGAGCTGATCTTTACTTTAATAAGAAGAGCACAAACATTCCAATCAAGACTTATATTACAAACGTAGATTCTGAGAAACCAGGTAAAAATATTGTTCCTGGTTCAGAAAAAACTTTATCTCCAAATACTTTCCTTAAATGTGCTGCTAGTGGAAACATGTCAGTTCTACAAGGTGAAAATGTTACTGGTTCATCTTCTTCTGCCTCAGGTCCTATTCTTAAAATATTTGATAAAAATAATGTAGAATTAGTTGCAACTGCATCTGGAAGATATAGTCTTACAAATGAACAGTGTTATACAGTTGTTCTTGGTAATCATAATGGTAAATCTTTTGTACAAAATGAAGATCTAATTATCCCATCTGTAACTCTAGCTAATGCAACAGATGGCACTACCTTCGTTCTATCAATTGTCAAAGATAGTGGTAAGTTATCTGATATTAGAGTTACAAATCCTGGTCAAAATTATGACAGTGCAATTCTAACAATAGAAAGTCCACAATTACCTGGCGGATCTACTGCAACTGCTACTATCAGTGTATCAGGTGGTAAGATTTATAATACAGAAATTTCTTTAGCTGGTATTGGATATACAGAAGCACCATCTGTTGTTGTTAAAGGTGTTGGAAGTGGTGCTGGTGGATGTGAAATACAAACCTTCTTGGATATTGATACTCCAGCAGTTAGAATGGGTGTGGCAATTGATGCTGGTGAAGCAACTAATTCAACTACACCTACACACTTTGCATTTGATTATCCTGTATATCTACAGAATGATACTGAATATGCTTTGGTTGTAGAAACTGATTCTACTGACTACGAGCTTTGGGTTTCTAGACTTGGTGAAACTGATATTGCTACAAGTACGGTCATTACCACTCAACCAGGTTTAGGTTCGGTTTACCGATCACAAAACACTGAGAGTTGGACAGAGGATATATTTGAAGATCTTAAGTTTACTCTTTATAGAGCAGAATTTAGTATTGATAGACCAGCAGAACTATTACTTAAAAACGATAGTCTTGGATATGAATTACTTGAGGAAGATCCACTTGAAACAAATGCTAGTTCTGGTTCTAATGCTTCATCAACATTATTTAAAAATAACAACTCTATTGTCAAGGTTAATCATAGAGATAACGGATTTGAAGATAGTGGTAAATCTTATGTCTTCTATAGAACTATACAAGAAATTGGTGGTATTACATCATCTACTTTGAATAGTAATTTGTTCCAAGTTACTAACTCTGGTATTGACATGTATAACATTCAATCACCTTCTCAAGCAGCTGCTAACGCTGTTGGTGGTGGAGAATTTGCATATGCATCATTTAACAGAAAGTTTGAAACTTTATATCCACAAATTCACTATCTAACATTTACTGGAACTGTATTAGATGTTAGTGTTAAGACTACAAACATTGTTCCTGTAGATTCTACCACTACAAATTATACTTCATATTCACAATCAGAATATGAGAAAACATTTTTGAATGAACCACATTACTTCACTAATCAAAAAGTTGTAGCTTCTGAAATCAATGAGACACTTAACAACCTAAGTCAATCTTTAACATATAAGATGTCTCTTACATCTACTTCGTCTCATTTGAGTCCAATAATAGACTTATCAAGTGCTACTGTAAAAACAGTAAGTAATAGAATTGAAAATGCTTCAGGTCCTGAAGATAGGTTTGGTAGAAGAGATCAAATTATTGAGTTCTTCCCTGTATACAGATTTGATCTTGCAGGAAATGGTGGAACTGAGATTCAAGAAGATCAAACAATTCAAGGTTCTACATCTAAAACTCTTGGAACTATAGCAAGGGTAGACGGATCTACTGTATATGTAAGAGTTAAAACTTCTCAATTCTTCCAAAAAGGAGAGACAGTTACCTTATCTAATCAAACAAGCTTGACTTCAGTCACTGTAGATTCTAATCCATCACAAGTTTTATTCTCTATTGAAGAAGCTGCTACTATTGTAGCTCGTAATCCAAATGTATTGACTCAAACTTATGATAATAAGATTACTGGTAGAGTAGTAGTTTGGAATAGTCTAACTCAAGAATTGACTTTAAGAAATGACATTCAACCAATTAATGATAATTACACAGATAGATTAATTGATAGCACTGTTTATAACAGAAATGCTGATATTAGTTTACAAATTGCTGACATCTTCCGTGTAGGAGATTTTGTTAAGTATCCTAATCAACAAGAGTCAGAGAATGCATATCTAGAGGTTGGAAAGATATCTTATGCAAGTGGTATTGACTTTGTAGAAGAGAACACTTCTAAGAATAGTTCTTCTGTTGCTAAGTATGTTACCAAAGAAATTGTTATCAATAACCCAGCTACATCTATTAATGTACATCTAATGGCAAATGTTAAAGACATTGCAAACATTGAAATTTTGTTCAAGTTTAAGAAAGCATCTAGTCAAGAGAACTTTGAAGATATTGATTGGGTATACTTTAATGATAATGGACAACCAGATGTACTTGAAATTGCTACTAGTGAAAACAGTATTTCTAGTGTTGTTGAGAAACAATCTTCATATCAAGATTTAAAATATAGTGTATCTAATTTAGAAGAGTTCTCTTCTTTTGCAGTGAAAATTGTGATGCGTGGAGTAGATCCAGCATTCGTTCCTAAGATTCAAGATATAAGAGCTGTAGCATCTTTCTAATTTCCGCATATGGATTATATTAAAGTAAGTGGACATGATGGTCTTGTAAGAGATCAAAACACTGGTGCCATCATCAATTTGGACGATTCTGCTATTGAAGCAAGACGTAAATCAAAACACCTAGGTTCCGCGTTGGATGACATAAATATGTTGAAGAATGAAATCTCTGAGATTAAATCACTACTTAAAGAGTTAGTCAAAAATGCCAGCAATTAATGTCGCAAAGACCGATACCTTTGAATCGCAAAGGGTAAAAATTAATCAAATTGCGTCAGCAATTTTCAACGTCACAGCAGGTGGTAGTGATCTATCTACTGGTATCTTAAAATTAGGTGATGGAACGAAACCATTACCGTCATTAGCTTTCAATAATGAACCTTCTCTAGGTTTTTATAGACCAGCTTCAAAGACTATTGCATTTGTTTCGGGAAGTAAAAATATTTTAGATGTTGAGGAAACTCAATTAACTTTATACAAAGACGAGATTGTAAGAAAAAGATCTATTCCACTTAGTGGAGGAATTAATCTTACTCGTGGTTCTGGATATGAATTTGGAACATATCCTCTCGTTCCTTTAAATGGTGGATCTGGTTCTAACGGTGTAGGTACATTTTTTGTAGATTATTTTAGAGGAACAGCTGGCACTGGTTCTGGATATGCTGCAGGAACCTTTACAGGTGTACCTTTACAAGGTGGTAGTGGATCTGATGCAGCAGTAGATTTTACTGTTACTGGATTAGAAGTTGCACTAACTGACGCTGGTACAAATTATGTTGATGGTTTCTATTCTGGTGTAGCTGCTACTAACGTTAGTGGATCTGGTAATGGATCTGGTGCTACTCTGATTGTTGAGATTACAGCTAGTTCGGTTACTAACATTTCTGTTTTAAGCAATGGTAACAACCAGTATGAAGCTGGAGATGTTCTAACAGTTGCTGATGCTCTACTTGGTGGTGGAGGTGGTAGTGGTCTTGAAGTTACTGTCAATGCAAATGCAGGTGTCTTGAGTTTTGATGCGATTACTAAGGCAGCAGGATACACCGCAGGGAATGTTTTAACACTGCCAGGATCAGCAGTAGCAAGTAATGTCAATATTGGTGGTACACATATTTCTAATGGATGTTCTTTAACTTCTGGTAGCACAACAGTTACTTTGGGTGCATCTACTAACGAAGTTATACCTGGCATGGTTCTAGCAGTAGACCAAGGTGGATCTGTGGGAGGATTTCCTGGTGGATCTACTGTCACTGTTGTTAGTATTACAAATGGAACTACTATAGAAGTAGACGTTGCTGCAAACGCTACAGGAGCAGCTGACATTACATTTGCTAGTACTGCACCAACTATTGTTACAATTCCTGGTGGAACAGCAAACTTAGTTGTCGGACAGGTTCTTTCTGGATCAAATACCACTGTTGCAGACGGACTTGAGATTATTAATATTGTTGATGCTAACGATATTGAACTTGATGGTCCTGCAACAGCTCCTTTTTATCAAGCAAATTTAACTTTCACACCTAAGTGGGGTGTTGGAACATCAGCATTTACATATACAATTGATGTTGTTGGAGCAGTAGAAACTTTAACAATTACAGACGGCGGTACAGGATATGTTGTTGGTGATGAATTAACTGTTGCATCAACTGATCTTATCAACCCTATTGAATATTCAGTTAAGTCTGAAGCTGTACAACATTTAACATTTACAGGAACAGTTGCATCTTCTGTCTTTACTGTTGGCGATGAATGGGAAATTGATGGTGGTGGAGAAGGTGGTGCAGCTTTTGCAGTAGGATTTGTTAAATCTACTGGTGGTAATGTTGATTATGTTTTATTACTTGGAGCATCTTTTTCTGATGGAGATGCTATTAGAAAAGTTGGAACTACCACAACATACACTATTAACGTTGCTAGATCACCAGAAGGAAAGTTTTATATATCTCCTGCAGTAGGTAGTTATACTTACGCACCAGATCTTACATTCTATGTTGGAGAGAGGTATAGATTTAATCTTGATGCTTCAATGACTAGTCATGAGATTAAATTTAGTAAATATCCAGATGGAAAATGGCAAGAGGTAGGTCCTATAGCTACAACAGTTACTGCTGCTAATGATACTATTAATGTAACAAGCACTGCTAGTATTTCAGTTGGAATGTCAGTAGAAGAGACAGGAAATGATCCTGGTCAATTGGCAGAAGGAACATTAGTAACAGAAATTATAAATGCAACTCAAGTTCGTGTATCACCAGCTCCAACCACAACTGGTACTATTAGTATTAAATTTAACGGAACAGAATATACAGATGGTATTACTGTAACCTCAACATATGTTGAGATAAAGGTTACAGATACTACACCATCAACCCTCTATTATTATTGTGAAAACCACCCTAATATGGGAGGCGAAGATGGTGATGAAGCAGTTGTTACAGTTGATCCAACTAATCCACGAGTATTTGGTAGTGGATTTGTAGCAGAACTTACAGACGTTACAGTTGCAGACGTAATTAAACTTGATATTGAAACTGGAAAGATTACATGTCTTGATATTCAATCACCAGCAGCACAATTCACTAATGCTAACGTAACAACCACTTTATCTGCTCCTAGCATTTCTGGTAATGCAATTTCATTGTCTACCATAACAGCATCAGCTGCTTTGGACATCAATGCAGGAACGAGTATCAATTTGGCTGGTGACGTAGCACTTGGAGCATATGCTACTGTTGCCAATGCCAGTGGTAATATTACAACTACTGGTGAAGTCAAAACAACCACTCTCTTTAATTCAAATGATGCATTGAAGATTGAAGATGCAAATATTGAATCTATTAATAACTATGATTTAGAAATGACACCTTTTGCAGGAAGACTTGCAAAGGTAAACACAAATACTGCATTTGTAATTCCAGTTGGTACTTCTGCTGAAAGACCTACTGGTTTGGCAGCAGATGGATCTATTAGATTTAACAGTGATACAAATCAATATGAAGGATATAGTACTACTTCATCATCTTGGTCATCTCTAGGTGGTGTTCGTGATTTAGATGGTAACACATACATTCTAGCTGAATTAACTGTAGGTGCTAACGACAACACACTACACTTTGTTAATGACAGCACTGTCACTCAAAGATTTACTCCTAGCTGGCATGAGTATGTAAATGTTAAAAAAGTTAGGTCTGTAAACATAACTGCTCCAACATACTCAGAATTCATTGCAAACCAACCTGTTAATGAAGGAGATTATATTAAGTGGAGAAACAATATTTACGTTGTACCTAATGGAGGACAAGGAACAACTGCTACAAGTGGTAGTGAACCAACACATACAACAGGAACTCAACCAAATGGAACAGCACAACTAGAATGGTTTGCATCTGCGGTTGCTCCACTTACATTTGAGGAAATTGAAGAAGTTAGAATTTCTCCATTAGGAACTACTCCTCTTGTTGTTAGTGGTGATTTAAGACTTCTTGGTAATACTATATCTACAGACGTTAGTGATCTTGTCATACAACCTAATTCTGGTAAAAGAGTAGATATTAATTGTAATACCACTCTATCAGTTCCAGTTGGAGGAGATGCAGATAGAGGATCTGCAATTCAAGGTGGTATCAGATTTAGCACTACTTCCAGTCAATTTGAAGGTTATGATGGA